CGGCGGCGCTATCGGCGGCGCTGGCGGCGGGCTTTTGGGCGGCTTGATAGGCCCTGGCCGTGCGCGGTCTTTCTTCAACGTCAACGTCGGCGCAGACGACAGCGGACTTCTGGGCATCACCGGCAGCGGCGCCAAGAACGCCGGCCAAGCGGTTGACGCGCTATTGCAGCAAACGCAGCAAGAGATCGCCGCCCTTAACGCGCAGATGTCTGCGCTCGGCCTGCGCGTCACCGGCTCGGCGGTTCTCGGGTCTGATGAGGCCGATCCGAACCGCGCCAGCAGCCTCAGCGCGGCGCTCGGGCAATTCAGCCTGTCGGCATCTGATGCACGTATTCAAGGCGCCATCGGCCGGGCGGGCGGAACGCTCTCTAGCGGGCTAGGCGCTGCTCAAGAGGCGGCTGCGATGATCGCGCAGCTCGACGCTTTTGCGCTTTCGGTGAAGGATGCTGCCGACCCTCTCAGCGCTGTAGCGCGGCAGTTTGACGGCCTGCGCGCCACGGCAGAGCGGCTCGGCTTTGGCCTTGAAGAAGTCAACGCCCAGCAGCAGCGCGCCATCGAGCAGGCCCGCGAACAACTGCTGCGGCCCGTCACTGGCGCCATTGGCGGGCTTGCCGATTACGCGCTGCGCCTGCGCGTGGCTAACGACAACACAGGCAACCCGCTGTCCCGGCTGTCTGCCGCCGAACAGGACTTCGAGCGCACTCTGGCGGCGGCGCGCGGTGGCGACGCCAACGCCATTGGCCGGTTCCAGCAGTCGGCCGAGACGTTCCGGGGCCTCTCTCGCGAGGTGTTTGGCACCGGCCAGGGCTTTGCCAACGCTGAAGGCCGCATCATCGAGGCCCTGACGCAGATTGGCTCGCTTGGCAGCGACGCGCTTACCGCGTCGGTGCTGGCCTCCGAGACGCGGAACCAGACGGAAACGCTGGTCGGCGCGCTGGCCCGACTGCAAGACGAGCTGAAGGCGCTGCGCCGCGAGGTGCAGCAGGGCGCGAATAATCCGCTGACGGCCCGCGCCGCATGAGCCTGACGACAGGAACCGGCCCGCTGTTTTTGGCGGCCGAGATTGAGGTGTATCAGCCGCCAAGCGGGGCAGACACGGCGCCCGGCCAGGCGCATGGCGTGTTGCCACATGGCGTGCTGTCGCTCACCTCGCCCATCATCGCGGACACCGCGACGGTGCGCGCGTCTGATGTGGGTTACGTCACGCGCGAGACGGACGCGGGCGGGCTGCAAGTCTATCCGCCCATTCTCATCTCTGGCGTCGAGCTTGATCGCGCGATGGACCTCGCGCCGAACGGCCAAGGCGCGGCGGCCGGCTGGGGCTCTCTGCGGCTGGCCAATGAGCGCGATGCGCTGACCTCGCTCGCCCTCACCCGCAACGCCGACGGCCGCCCGGTGCGGCTGCGGATTGGGCGCAAGGTGGCGCTGTCCGCCAATGGCGCATTCCTGGACTGGCGCGATCCGCCGCTGGCCGACACGCTGCCGGTGCTGTCTGGCATCGCCGCCGGCTGGTCGGTGGATGAGGTAGAGCTTCGGCTGTCTTTGCGTGATCCGTCTTACTGGATCGAGCGCCCGGCCGATGGTGCCACCTATGGCGGCACGGGTGGCCTGGACGGCAATTCAGCGCTGGCCGGCAAACGGAAGCCCCGCCTGCGCGGTGGCAGCGCAGCCGATCCGGTGCGCGAAATATCGCCGCAGCTCGTGGACCCGGTGGCGGGCATCTACCAGATCAGCGATGCGCCTGGCGCTGTCGTGGCGCTGTATGAGCGCGGCCTAGCCGGCGGGATTACCTTTAACGCCAGCGTCGCGGACATCACCGCCGCTGCGCCGCCTGCGGCGCGATACAACGTCGAGAGCAGCGCGCGGGGCCTCTTTATCCGGCTTGGCACCTTCCCGCCCGCTGGTGTTATCACGGTGGACGCTTGGGGCGCATTCCCGGATAGCGCCGCGCCATCGGTCGCCGCCACGGTCGCGCTGGAGCTGCTAGAGCAGGATTTGGCCGTCCCGGCGGGGCTCATCAACGCGGCGTCCTTCGCCACGCTGGCGACGGCAGCGCCGTGGGCCGCTGGCGTGTTCCTGAACACAGACGAACCGCTTGATGGCGTGGCGGTGGTGGGGCAGTTGCTGCGATCCTCAGCGGGCCGCCTCGTGCCTTCGCGCGCCGGGCAGTTAACGGCGGTATCTCTGGCGCCTGTGCCGGCTGGCGCTCTGCCGGTGGCCAGCTTCACGGGCGCCGAGATTGTCGCTTGCACGCCTCGGCCCTTGTCGCCGCCTCTCTCGCCGCCGCCCTTTCGGATGCGCGTGGGCTGGGGGCGGAACTTCACGACGCAGACCAGCGCGCTCGCGCCAACGCTTACAGGCGCCCGCATCCAAGACCTGGCGCAGACCTGGCGCGTCGCGGCGGCGAACTCCACAGCCGTCAGCAACGCATGGCGCCGGCCGAGCGATCCGCCGCTTGTCGAGACATCGCTAACCAACGCCACCCACGCCGCCGCCTTGGCCACGTTGCTGCGGGATCTGTGGTGCGTGCCGGGCGAGCGGCGCCTTTACGATGTAGCGGTTCCGCTTTCGCTCGCGCTCGCGCGCGACATTGGCGATGTCGTGTCCATCACCTACCCCGGCCCGCTGGCGGCGGGTGGGGTGGGCCGCATCGTGGGTGAGCAAATCCGCACGCTGGACGATCTCGCCACCTTGCAGGTGCTGGTATGAGCAACGCGATCTTCGGCTTCGACAACTGGGGCCGCACAGGCGCCATATCAGCGTCAGCATCCGCTGCTGGCCTCGGCCCTGAGCAGATGCAAAATCCGCACGGCGCCACCAGCAGCAGTTGGCAAACGCCTAGCGGCACGACGACGGCGCATGTCGTGGTGGATGCCGCAACGGCGGTGGATTGGGGTGCGTTCGGGCTGTTTAATAATAACCTCACGCCCAGCGCCACGGTTCGCTGGCGCGTGGGCAGCGATGCCACCTTTGCCACCTCAAGCTATGACAGCGGCACCTTGAGCGGCACGGTCGCCGCTGGCTACCGGCAAAGCCTCCATATCCCGACAACGCAGCAGACGGCGCGGTATATGCGGGTGGACATTAGCGACGCAGGCAACCCGGAAGGGCGGCTGCGCGTGGCGCAGTTGTTCGCTGGGCGCGTAGTGCGGCCGGTGCGGAATATTGGCTTTGAGAGCGCATTCGCGCGCGAGGCCGAGGCGCCTGCGGTGGTCACGCGCGGCGGGCAGCAGTTTCCAACCTTCCGCTACGCACGCCGGTCATGGCGGGTGGCGCTGTCGTCGCTCGATGCGTCCGATGTCTGGACGCTGACGCAGGCGCTTCAGATCGCCGGGCAGGACGGCAGCAACGTGTTGTTCGTCCCGTTCCCGGCCGGCGCGAATGTCGCGCGCGAGGCGGTGTTCGGCATCGTCAGCGGCGCATCTGGCGTCGGCTGGCCATCCAAAAGCCCGGCTTTGCGCGCCTGGGCCGCGACCATTACCGAGAGGCTGTAAGGGATGCTCGCTAACTTCGTCCAAGAGACGGCGAACGCGCCGGGCACGGCGGCCACCATCAACCTCGGCGGGGCTGCTGCCGGGCGGTTGCCGTTCATCCCGACTTTTGCCTCCGGCACCACCGTCTTTTATGGCATGGATGACGGCACGCTTGCGGAAATGGGCATCGGCACGGTTACGGCCGGCAGCCCCAACACGCTGACGCGGACCACTGTGCTTTGGAACTCGGCAGGCACGACGGCCCTGATGAACTTCCTGGGCAGCGTGCGGGTTTACTGCGCCGTGCCGGCAGAGCGGGCGATTTATCTGCGCTCAGATGGCACCGTGCAGAATGCCACGGCGACAGGCTCGGCAGTGTTCCGCGCGGCAGATGCCGCAGCGGCGCGGACTTCCCTCGGCGCCACGGCGACGGGCTCGGCGGTTCTGACTGCGGCTGATGCCGCAGCAGCGCGGGCGGCGATTGGCGCGGCGAACGCGGCGGGGCAGACGTTCAGCGGACCTATTACGGTGCCGAGCACGCTGATTGTTGAGAGAGAAGGCGGCGCCGAAGGCGGGCAAGTCAGGCTTCAGGTGCCGGCCAGCGGAACGTCCTTAACGGACGACATCATAGTCGATGTGCAGGCGTCGTCTTTCCGCGTGTTCGAGGCGGGCGGCGCGGCGCGTGGTGTTTTTATTAACCTTTCGGCCTGCTCTGGCAGCGTCAGCACGCAACTCGCAGCAGCGCCGCAGACATCGGCCGGCATTGGGCAGTGGGTGCAGATCAACACCAACGCCAGCACATATACGCTGCCTGCCAGCGGAACATGGGCATATTTCTGGCAAGGCTATGACGGCAACGCCCTGAACGGCGAAGGCGCAGGCGTCGCGGCAGGCGGCACTTCATTCTCGATTGGCGGATCAGTGCCAAGGTTTCGTGGCTTCGCTTGGAGAACGCCCAATGCTTGATGCCCTCACCGCACGCCGTGAGGACGGCACGCTGGTCGGCGTCGTCAACGGCCTGCCGTATCACATCACCCCATCTGATCCGCGTTGGTCCGAGGCCGCCGCAATGGCGCTTGAGATGGGCGACGCGCTGCCGACCGAACAGCCACCGCCCCCACCGCCGCCCGCGCCGCCCGCGCCGACAAAGGCCGAACTGATGGCGCAGTTGCAGGCGCTCGCCGCGCAGATTGCTGCGCTGCCCGAGTAACGCAGTACCTCATAGGAGCCGGATATGTCCAACCTCACCAACTTCTCCGAGAACCAGCTTCTCGCGTGGCAGCTCACAGCCGGCGCTGTGACACGCCCAACGGCGTGGTTCGTGGGCGTCGGAACCGGCCACACCGACACCGGCTTGACTGGCGAGCCGAGCGGCAATGGCTACGCGCGCCAGGTCGTCAGCTTCAGCGTCACGAACGACGTTGCGACCAATAGCGCCCTGCTGGTCTTCGGTCCGGCGTCCGCGTCCTGGGGCTCAATGGCATCCGTGGCCGTGTTCGACGCGGCGACGGGCGGCAACTGCCTGTGGTCTGGCGCCCTCACCACGGCGCGCACGGTGGACAGCGGCGACAGCCTCACCATCGCCGCCAGCGCGCTGTCGCTGACGCTCGCCTAAGCAGGAGGCGCCGCCGTGGCATTCGTGAAAATCTCTGAACTGCCGGCGGCGTCTTCGGTCGCCGGCACCGAGGAAATCGAGGTCAACCAGGGCGGCACGTCGCGAAAGGTCACGGCGCAGCAGATCGCCAACCTCGGCGGCGGTGGTGGTGGTTCTGCCGAGACGCTCAATCCGTTCCTGCTGATGGGGGGCTGAGATGCCGACCGCTTACAAAGTGCTAGGCCAGAGCGCACCCGCCGCCGCCACGCTAACGACGCTCTACACGGTGCCGGCGTCAACGCAGGCTGTGTGTTCGACGCTGGTGGTTGGCAATCGCGGCGTGTCGGCCACCTACCGCATCGCCATTCGCCCTGGCGGCGCGTCCATCGCGAACCAGCATTACATCGTCTTCGACGCTGCGGTGAACCAGTATGACAGCGCGTTTTTCACGCTGGGCATTTCGCTGGCGGCTGGCGATGTGGTGTCGGTTTACGCCTCGACCGCCGATGTCAGCTTTTCGCTCTTTGGAGCGGAGATCGCCTGATGAGCGTCCGCAACGTCGCATCCTCTCGGCGCGCGTCAATCCCGCCTGCGGTACGGCCGCCGCAGCCGTGGGTGCATAATCCGTCGTGGCGGGCGCTTACGGCGGTTGGTGACACCGAGCAGGCGTTTCGCGGTTTGTTGGCTGTTTACCCTGACAGCACTTTTATCGCTTTTACGGCAGCGGGCGATTACTCAGTTGATTGGGGCGATGGCACAACCACGAGCCATACCAGCGGTGCGACGGCGCTGAAGTTGTATGACTTCAATGACGCCGATCTAGACGGAACCAACGCTCCGGTCGCCTTGACGGATGCAGGCGATCTGATCCAGCGCACATCTCACGGCTACACCGATGGCATGGATGTTCGGTTTTACAACATCACCACCACGACCGGCCTGACTGCCGGGCAGGTCTATTATGTCATCAACGCCACCGCCAACTCCTTTCAAGTGGCGGCCACGGTCGGCGGCGCAGCTGTCGCGCTGACGGGCGATGGCTCTGCGACGCTGTTGCCCTACAAGCAAGCCATCGTAACAGTGACACCGCAGAGCGGTCAGAGCCTGACGGCTATCAATCTTAATGTTCGACACACTCAGGCTGGTTTGCAGGCTTACGAAACGGGGTGGCTAGATATCGAAGTTGGAAGCCCTAATTTTACCACGGCAGGACTCGTAATTGCTGCAAACAGCACAACGGAAAACGTCCGCTTCAATACCTGCGAGCGCGTGGCGGTGCGAAATTTTGGCGGCGCGACTGATCTAAGCCATCGTTTTCGGTCCATGCGAAGCCTGCAATCTGTTGTGTTTGGCGACACCGCAGCGGTCACAAACATGCAAAGCACATTTCAGAATTGCTTCGCGCTTCAAGCGGTCCCAATGTTTAATGCCGCAGCGGTAACAAATATGGCCTCAACTTTTAATGGGTGCCGCTCACTGCAAACCATTCCGCCGCTCAATACATCGGCGGTGACGAATATGGATAGTGTGTTTAATAACTGCACCAGCCTACACGCTGTGTATTTGCTTAACACGGCAGCGGTGACAAATATGTTCGGCATGTTTAACCTTTGCCGTTCGCTGCAATCGGTGCCGATCTTCAACACCGCAGCGGTAACGGATATGACGAACATGTTTGCCGGGTGCTCTGCGTTGCAGTCTGTGCCGCCGTTTAACACGGCAGCGGTGACGAATATGAGCGGCATGTTCAACGGGTGCGTTTCGCTGCAATCGGTGCCGCTATTCAACACGGCAGCGGTGACGAATATGAGCGGCATGTTCAACGGGTGCGTTTCGCTGCAATCGGTGCCGCTATTCAACACGGCAGCGGTGACGAATATGAGCAGTATGTTTTCCTCTTGCGCCGCACTCAAATCGGTCCCGCAGTTCAATACCGCAGCCGTCACTAATATGAGCTTTATGTTTGGCGACTGTTTTGCGCTTCAATTTATCCCGCCCTTAAACACGGCAGCAGTCACAAATATGAGTTTCATGTTTAACAATTGCAATTCACTCCGCGCAATCCCGCTGCTCGACACTGCGGCAGCGACAAATATAAATAGTATGTTTAGTGGTTGCTCTGCGTTGCAGTCTGTGCCGTCGCTGGTGGTGACGGCTATTACGTCTAGTAGTAATTTCAGTTCTTTGTTTGCATCTTGCCCTTCCATATCCCGCATTGAGGCAAAAGACTTTCGTTTTAGCTTTAGTGTTGCAAGTTGTAAACTTTCAGCAGCCGCACTCGATGAGGTTTATACCAACCTGCCGACGCGGACAGGACAGACAATCACAGTCAGCAACAATTGGGGCACGGCCGGGGACAATACATCCATCGCAACCGCTAAGGGCTGGACGGTGACGGGATGACCGACATGGACGACACCAGCGGCTTCTATCGGGTGGACGACAACGGCGACTTTCAGCACGCGCCCAACTTTGTCCACGCGCCTACTTATACCTTGGACCGCAGGCATCGGGGCACCTACAGCTACCCGACTGATGGTGGCTGGGTCTGGTTCGATGGCGAGGCCGCAGCGCGCGAGCATTTCGGCGTGCCGCCGCCGCCTGTTGAGTAGCGCGCCATGTCAAACGGCGTCCGCATAGATGAAGGCGGCGTAGTCCGCTTTACCGAAGCTGGCAGCTTCCGCGTCACCGAGAGCTTTGTTGCCCGCGAGGCCGCCGCCTCACTCGCCGCCGCCGGCACGCTGGCGGGCGACGCTGCTGTGGTGTCTTCCGGCGTCTCGGCGTCCCTCACCGCATCCGGCACGCTCGCCGCCTCGGCTGGCCGCGTTCAGCCTGCCGCCGCGTCGCTCGCTGGCGCGGGTGCCGTTGCTGGATCTGCGGCGCTCGCTCTCGCCGCTGGCAGCGCCCTGGAAGGCGCGGGCGCCATAGCGGCCGAGGCCGGCATCGGGCGGCCTGTATCCGCATCGCTGGCCGGCGCTGGTGCCATCACCGCCGCCGCTGATGTGGGCCGGCTCGCATCTGCCGCCCTGACAGCCGCCGGCACGCTCGCCGCGTCGGCATCTGCAACGCGCAGCGCAGGCGCCACGCTCGCCGCGTCTGGCACGCTCACAGCCGCCGCCGGCATCCGCAAGCCGGCTGGCGCGTCGCTCGCAGGCGCGGGCACCGCCATCGCGGTCGGCGGCCTGCGGCGGCCGGTATCCGCTGGCCTGGCAGGGCAAGGCGCGCTTGCCGCTACAGCAGGCCGCAGCCGATCGGCAGCAGCCTCAATGCAAGGCGCGGGCACTCTGTCGGCGGCAGTCGCGCGCGTCGCAGCTGGTGCCGCGCAGCTCGGCGGCACAGGCACCCTTACCGCTGCCGCGACGCAAAGCGCCAGCGTGTCGGCGTTGCTCGCCGGCCAGGGCGCCATCGTCTGCGATGCCGTGGTGCCCAAGCCTATCGTCCGCGCCTCTGCTCGCGTGTCGAGGCCTGTCGCGGCACGCGCCACCGCCGCCGCCGTCGTTCAGGCTCACGCCACGACGGGGCGGCGTATCAAAGTCACCGCCAGCGTGGAGGGCTACCAATGAGCCGGCGCCGCCTTCAGCAGTTTGTCCCAGGCGAGACGGTGCGCGTGCGCGTCTCATTCACCGACGAAGCCGACGCTGCGGTTGCCGTGTCGGGCGTGGGGTTTAGCGTCCGCAGCCCATCCGGCGCGGTGACGGCAAGCGCAGCCGTGCAAGTGAGCGCGAACACCTATTATACCGACGTTGCCGCCAGCGTGGCCGGCGATTGGGCTGTGCGTGCGACGGCAAGCACGCCCAGCAGCTCGGCCGTCGAGGTGCAGTTTTCCGTTGCGCCCTCGCTCGTCCTGACCTGACGCCGCGACCCGGCGCCAAGGCGGCGCCGCTGCCTGGAGCCTGACAACATGTCTGACTTCGACGCTGCCTCGGCGGCCGGCGCGGGTGCGCTCGGCCTGCTGGGTCGCGCGCTGCATCTCGCGCGTGCGGATCGCCGGCCGTTCGGCTGGTCGCTTCTTTGGGAACTTCCGACAGCTATCGGGATGGGCTTTATCGGCAAGGGCGCCGCTGACTACTTCGGGCTCGACGGGTTCCCCGAATACGCAGTCACCATCAGCATCGCTTACATCGGCCCGCGCGTGATTGATCTTGCGATCTGCGAGGTTGAACGGCGCCACAAGGCGCGCGGCTGATGGCGCAACAGCCGTTGAGCGATGACATGGCGCGCGAGGCGTTAGCGGCGCTTAAAGCAACGGGCGGCAATAAGGTGCAGGCCGCCGCGATGCTCGGGATACCCGAAAGCACGTTTTACCACCGCCTCCGCGCCGCTGCGTCGAGAGGTCTGAACGTAGCGCCGCTGCGCGCATCGGTGCCGTTTACGCCGCCAGACCTGCCGGCCTCGCATGAGCCGCCCGAAGACATGATCGCGCGGCGGATGGCTGCCTTTAAGCGCAAGCAGGAAGCGGCAGCGGCGCGGCGGTGGATGCGTTTCGAGATCCACGACCGCGAGCCGTTTGCGCTGATGTTCGTGGGCGACCCGCACGCGGATGACGACGGGTGCGACCTGCCGACCTTAGACCGGCATCTTTCGCTTATGGGCAGCGTGCCGGGCCTCTACGGCATCGGGATGGGCGACTGGACGAACAATTGGGTCGGGCGCCTGCAACGGCTTTACGCCGAGCAGGGCACGACAGCATCTGACGCCTGGCGCTTTGCCGAATGGATGCTGAAGCGGCCCGGCTGGATGCTACTGCTGCGCGGCAACCACGATATGTGGTCTGGCTCGGGCGATCCGCTGCGCTGGATCGCTTCCGGCGCGCCGCTGGTGGATTGGTCGGCGCAGTTTGAGGTTGCGTGCGCCGAGGCCGTATGGCGCATCGAGGCGGCGCACGACTTTCCCGGATCGTCCATGTGGAACAAGCTGCACGCACCGCTGCGGCGGGCGAAGCTGGTTGGGCAAGAGGCCGACCTTTACATCGCCGCGCATCGCCATGTGTTCGCCTTGGCCGAGGAACAGGACGAGCATACAGGCCGCGTGTCCTGGCTGGCGCGGGCGAAGGGCTATAAGGCGCTCGACAGCTACGCGCATGTTTCCGGCTACGGGCAACAGCAGGATCGCGGCCAATCCATCGTCGCTGTCTGCTCGCCTGCGGATCGCCGGATGCGGTGCTTTTCAGACGCCGACGAAGGCGCGGAATACCTAACTTGGCTGCGGCGCCCGCGCATCCGCGTCCAGGCGGGAACGGCAGCATGAGACAGGATAGCCATCCGATTGCCTTCGCGGCCGGCGAGGCCATCGCGGACCATGCCAGCGTGGCGCTGCTGGTGTGGGAGACGGCGAGCGGGTTCAAGTGGCGCGTGACGCCGCATGGATCATTGGCCGTGCTGATCGGGCTTCATGACGTGCTGGGCCACATGATCGACGCCATGCAGCAGCCGCCCGGCGATGACGACGCCGAAGCCGACTGAGCGCGACGGCGAGCCGTATCCGCCGCCCATTCAACCTTTGCCGATGTAGGAGGTCCGCATGGCGCGTCGCGTCAGCGAGGAAGCCCTTGCGCTGATTAAGCGGTGGGAAGGCTTGAAGCTCCAAGCGTACAAATGCGTGGCCGGAGTTTGGACTGTCGGATTCGGCCATGTAGCCACGGCGCGGCCCGGCATGGTCATCAGCGAGACGCAGGCGACGCGCCTGCTGATGGAAGACCTGGCCCGGTTCGAGGCGGCCATTGAACGGCTGGTCCGCGTGCCGCTGTCTGACGGCCAGTTCGGCGCGCTGGTAAGCTGGTGCTTCAACGTAGGCGAGGGCGCGGCCAGCAGGTCGAGCCTCATCCGCAAGCTGAACGCGGGCGAATATGACGCCGTGCCGGGCGAGTTGGCGCGCTGGAACAAGGTGGCCGGCAAGGTCGTGCCTGGCCTGTCTAACCGCCGAGCCGCTGAAGCCGGCCTATGGGCGCGCGGCTCGCATGTCGCCAGCGCCAGCGTCGGCGGCGAGGCCAAGGGCGGCCTGGCCGAAGCCGCCCGCAGCGGCACGGGCCGGGCGGCGCTTGGCGTCGGCGCGGCTGGCGTGGCGGCGCAGGTCATCGAGGCGCTGGGCGCCGTTGGGCCGGCTGTCGGCATCGCTTTGGTCGTCGTCGCGGCGGGGCTGTTCATCCTCTGGCGCGCGGGGCGGCTGTGATGGTGCCGTTCCTGCCGCTGCTGACGACTTGGTGGGCACGGTCCATTGCGCCCTATGTCGCGGGCGCCGTGGCAGCCATCGCCCTTGTCGGCGGCCTGCTGCTGGCCGGCAGGCGGGAAGGGCGGCAGGCAGCCGAGCGCCGCGCGCTGGGCCGTGACCTCGAAATCAGGGAGACACGCGATGCGGTGGACCGTGCTGTTGCTCGCGAGCCTGAGCCTGTTGAGCGCCTGCGCTCAAAGTGGAGCCGGGACTAGCGCCTGTTCGGGCTGGCAGCCGATCTACGTCAGCCGGGCCGATGTCCTGAGCGATGGCACGGCGCGGGCGATACTGGCGCATAACGAGCTAGGCCGCCGCCTCTGCGGGTGGTGACACAAAAGCCCCGCTGGCCTCACGGCTGGCGGGGCTTTTTTTGTCTGCCGCGCCAGGAACAGCCTGGCAACTCGGTCTGTCAAATCCGCGAACGGCATAGGCACAAGCCGCCCAGATTTGACAAAAGTGTCTAGCAAAAACAGCGCGTTTGCCATTTAAGCTTGGAACCACGCAACCTTGTGATTCCAACCACTTAGGAGCCCCTTTTGCCAACTTTTGACAGCGGTTTTGACAGCCGCCTTATAGCGGCTCGGGCCATCTTTTCCTGGTCCGCGCCGCGCGTGTAAAGCTCGACCATCCCGAGCGTGTCCCATCCCCGCGCCGCAGCGATCTCTGACGCGCTGGCGCCATGCTCTGCCAGCACCTCCGCAGACCGCTTTCGCAGGCCGTGCAAGCCCGCCTTGGTGTCCCATCCCTCGGCCTTTAGCCGACGGCGGATGACATTAATTAGCCCGCCATACGACCAAGGGCGGCCGGTGCTGCTGGTAAGGATATGCGTCGCCTCGGGCGCCTCGCGCCGCCAGCGGGCCAACTCAAGCCGCAGGACCGGCGGCACCGGGATGACCAGCGGCCCAAGCCCTTTGGCCTCGCGACGCCGCCGGGTCTTCTGCGGCTGCAACCGGATCACGCCGGCCCGGATGTCATATTGATCCCACCGCAGCGCCGCCAGGTCGCCGCGCCGCTGGCCGATCCAGTAGGCTAGGACGGCGGCGCGCCGCTCTGGCTCGGGCCATGCCGTCATGGCGTGCTGCGCCTGCGCCTCGGTATAGGTCGGGATATGGCCAAGCCGCATGGCCGGCAGCCGGGCCAGCGGCGACAGCACCATCCGCCCGCGCCCAACCGCCCACGAAAACAGCGTCGCCACCGTCTGGCCGAACACGCTGGCCGCGCCCGCGCCGCGATGGGTGGCGATCAGGTCGCGCAGCTTCAGCAGGTCGGCGCGCAGTTGCCGCATGTCTTCGAGGTTATGCCCAACCACCGGCCGGCAGGACCATTCGGCGGCATCAAGCGCCGCGACATAGCGTTCCCGGTTCCGTTGGGTGGTGACGCTGGTGGCGCGATACTCGGGCGATCCGCGCCAATCCGCCAGCAGCTCGCCCAGCGAGCCCGGCGCGTAGCGGGCCGCCGGCTGCTTGCGGGCGGCGGCTATGGCGGCAGCAAAGGCCGGGTCAGCCGGGTCTGGCAGTCGCGCGCCTGTGAGGCGGCAATACCAATATGTGACCGTCGAGCCGTCAGGCCGGCGGTGCTTGACGGCGCGAACGCCTTGCGGGCGGCAGGGCGGCGAGGGCGGCGGCGAAGGGGTCTCGGGCGGCATGTGCGGGCTCCGGGGCCGCAATATTGTCCATGCGTGCGCGGCGGCTGTCCAGCCATCGGTCTAGATCCTCGCGCAGCCAGCCAATTCGCCCGCGCGACAGCCGGACGGGGGCGATATGGATTGCGACCTCGGCCCGGAACGTCGTGGCCGACATCTGGCCGAGGTAGTGGCACGCGGCCTCAATCGACAGGACGGCCGGCGCGAAGGCGTAGCGGGCGGCGCCGTCAGGCATCCCCCGCCTCCTTCGCGGCTCGCTCAACAGCGGCGGCAAGGCTGGCAAACGTAAATCCATCCCCGCACGCTACAGGGTCCATCTGCCGCAGGAACGCGGCGACGACGGCGCCACCTTGCCGCCGGCAATGCCCGCACAGCTTCCCGCATCGCAGCCCCTCGCCCGCCTCGCAGACCGTCCATGCTGCCGCATCCAGCGCGGCGCGGATTGCGTCACTCATGTCCCGATTCCCCGATCAGCAGTTCCATTTCCGCCAGACACCCGCACCGCTGGGCGAGACACCCGCCGCCGCTTGCTGGGCATTGGTTCTCCTGCTGGATCACGCGCAGCCATGCGCGGCGCAACTTGGTCGCCTCCCCGCACCACTGCGTCGTGCGCTGGCCGCGCGTGCAGCCATTCTCCGCGCGATAGAGCGCTAGCGCCGCAACAGCCTCGTCTCGCTCGCCACGCGCCTCGTTGACTAGGCGTTCAGCGTTGTCCCTCTCGGCTTTCGCGTGGTCCCTATCCAGGCGAGCGATGGTCAGGTCGTGGCGCAACCGCTCGATCTCAGCGGCGGCTTCCGCGCAATCGCCCCGCGTCCATCCATCGGATCGCCATGCGTGGACGGCCAACCTCGCCACGATGTCACTCACCGCAGCACCTCCACCCGCAGCGGCCGCGTCTGCGGCAGGACGTAGCTGCGGCATTCGACATGCAGCACCTCCCGCCGCGTCGTCGCGGCGTGCAGCAACTCCACAGCCGCCTGCGCTTCGCAGCGGTCGTGCGTCGTGTGCCAGGTGATCGGGGTCGGCATGGGCGATCCGGCCAGGATGATGAGCAGGCCCCACATCTAGGCGGGCTCCGCGTTCGGGATCATGCGCTTTCCCCTTGACTGCAGCATAGCGCGCGTTAGCTCGCCAGATGCCGCAAGCTGGCGGGCGGCGTCGGCGACCGAGATAGACCAAGCGTGCAGCCGTTCGGTGCGGGTGGCGGTCATGCCGCACCATCCCGCAGGCGGCGCAGCGCCCGCTCATGCCAAACGCGCCGTTCTTCGGCTTCAATTTCGCGGCGGTAGGCTGCGGCGATGGCTGAATAGATGACATCCATCGCCTGCCCTTGGACTGGCCGGATGCCCCAATCGCGCGCAAGCTGCGTCAGGCGCTCGGGCGTATTTTCCATGATGCGGACGCGCATCGCCTCAGCCCCCCAACACCAAGCTACCGACGGTGAAAAAGGCGAACGTCGCCAGCGCGAACAGCGAGCCGCCGACGGCGCCCGCAAAAATGTCGGCGCGGGTCATCGGCCGGTCCCCGCGTGATGCAGGCACGCGCGCAGCAGCGCGACGGCACGGCGCAAGCTGGCGGCTCGATCCGCAGCGCGCTTGCCCCCCACGGTGTCATTCGCCCAGGCTTCGTCGCCCAGGACATCAATCGCGGCGCGGATGTCGGCGGCGGTGGCTAACGGCTCGGCGACGGCGACGACCGGCGCGGCAGGGGTGGCGAAAGTGGCGTTCGGCATTTCTTACGCCTCCGCCCCGGCGCCATTCGGGCCAGCTAAGGTAAGATCCGTCAGCGGATACCAAACGCCACGATTGAGCTTGGCGCGAACCTCACCGCCGCCGACCGACTGTAAGCCGGTAATCGTCAGTTCTTTTTTGCCGTTGCCACGGAAAACTTTGCTGCCAAGACGGAAGCAACCAACCGCATCGAAGTTGCGGATATCGTCGCGAGGCAGGGTCTGGTGATGTGAGGTGGGCATCGAGGGCGGCTCCCGTTGGTGGGTGCCGCCACATTACGCGCTATGCGTAATTCTTGTCTACAGGAATTTGCGCGCTCTGCGGAATTTCAATCTTCGGCACGGCGCGCGGTCAGGCGCTCACCTGTCCGCAGCCAGTCGTTTAAGGCATCCGCGTCCATCTGCTCGGCAATCTGTGCGGCTCGGCGCATCGCCTGTGCCTTGGGACTATCTTCCGGCGCCGCCAACAGCACGATTGGAGGCACGCCATAGTGCGCCGCAAGTTTTTCAAGGTCATGCAGGTCCACTGCGCGCTCGCCTCTTTCCCAGCCGGAAAGCGTGCTTACCGCAATTCCTATGTCGTTCGCAACTTGTTCTAGTGTCAGCCGCCGAACCTTACGGTGGGCGCGAAGGTGGCGGTGCAAGCCGGGCGTTGGTTCTTTCATGGGGGCAGGGTCCAAGCGCGTGGCGTCTGAGGCCATAGCGCATTTGCAAAATTCCCTCTTGCGTGAAATTGCACGCTCCGTGTAATGTGACCGCATGATCCTCGCCGATTACCTCGCCGCTTCTGGCGTCACCGTCACCGACTTTGCCGGGCGGATTGGCCGCAAGGTCACGACAGTCCACGCCTGGGTAAGTGGCGCCCGCGAGCCTGATCTGCGCGCCGTCGAAGCGATTGACGTGGCGACTGCCGGCGCCGTGACGGCCCGCGATTGGGTCAGCAACCAGCGCACGATGCGTGAGGCCAAGGCCGCGCTTCGCGCCCCCGCCTCGGACGCCGCCGCATGAGGCACCCCCCATTCCGTGGCGGCCCGGCGCTCGGCGGCGATTTCTCCACCAAGGAAGGCGCCCAGCGGCTCGCTGACCGTATCCGCGATGCATGGGCGCAGGCTGGGCATGAGGTCGAAGTCGTCATCGTGCCAAGCGGCCAGGCAATTCTTGATAGCAAGCAGATTTGGGCCGTCCGGATGCCCAGCCTGCACAACGGGCTTCCGCGATGACCAACAAGATGCACGCGGCCGAATCGCTCGACGACACGGCGTGCAGCGGGCAGCGCGTCCATCACACTTTTTGCGGTGTGGCGGCGGGAACCGGGCGCGCTGCCCGCATAGAGATGGACGCGGCCGAGGGCTCCGGGCCTACGGCGTCCTGCGCGCGGCGGCTCCATACCTCTGCGGACGACGCAGAGCTTGGCTCCCCCGTAAATGCCGACCGCGCGCCTTCACCCCCGAGCGGCAGCGGGGTCACGCCTGCCGCTTTCTCCCTGCAAACTCACCCGGCGGTCAGCGATGGCCGCCGGGTTCTTTCTCGGGAGGAGTTTGTCCGGATCGCTGCGCCGTTGTTGGAGGAGGGCGCGTCCTGGCGCGAGGTCGGTGAAGCGTGCGGCGTGTCGGTGCGGGCCGCACAGCATCGCGCCGCGCATGCCGGGCTCGTCAGCAAGCGCAAGCCTGGACGCCCCTTCGGCTCCGTCAATTCGCCCGAGACGATGGCACGCATCGCGGAAACCCTGCGGCGGCGGCGGCTGGAGGGACGGCGGTGATTTGCTCAGTCGATCCAGGGTTATCCGGCGCCATCGCGTGGCTGTCCGACGACGGCCATCTCATCGAGGTTGGCGATCTGCCGGTGGCGAAGGCCAACGGCAAATCCGAACTGATGCCCGCCGCGCTGGCCGACATGCTGCGCGAGCGCCCGGCCACGCACGCCTTCGTTGAGCGTGTCGCATCGCGGCCAGGCGCAGGCGTCGCAAGCTCGTTCAACTTCGGGCGCGGTTATGGCCAGATTGAAGGCGTCCTGGCCGCGCTCGGCGTGCCGGTCACGCTCGTGACGCCGGCCAAGTGGAAGGCGGCGCTCCGCGTGCCTGCTGACAAATCCGCCGCACGCCTCCGCGCCGCGCAGCTTTGGCCTGGGCTGGCTGGGACGTTTGCGCGCGTGAAGGACGATGGGCGGGCGGAAGCGGCGCTGCTGGGACTGTATGGCGCGCAGACGATGCGAGGCGGCGCATGAACGGCTACGCGATGCATGGCATCGAACACATCAGCGTCTCCAGCCTCAATACATGGAAGTGGCAGCCCGCCTTGTGGGTCTGCGAGCGGCTATTCCGCCAGCGCGGCCCGGTCGGCGCTGCGGCGCATCGTGGCACGGCGTCCGAAGCCGGGATCGCGCATGGGCTGCTTAATCCGACCGCCGCCGTCGATGAATGCCAACAGATCGCGCTGGCTGAGTTCGACCGGCTGACGGCGCTGAGCGGCGATCCGAAGCGGACGAAGGAACGCGAGGCGGTGCCGGGCATCGTCGCGGTTGGCCTGGCAGAGCTGCGGCAATACGGCGTCCCGGACGAGGTGCAAAAGCGGATCGACGTTCGACTTGATGGCGTGCCGGTCCCATTTTTGGGTTTCCAGGATTTTGGCTGGTCGAAACACGGCATCACGCTCGACCTCAAAACGCAGCTTCGGCTGTCGTCCGAGATCAGCAGCGCGCACGCGGCACAGGTCGGCCTCTACATCCACGGCACCAACCGGGAAGGCCGCATAGCCTACGTCACGCCCAGCAAGTGCGGCGTGTATCGCCTGGAGAACGCGGACGAGCATGTCGCGGCGCTGGCGAACATCGCGCAGCGGCTGGAGCGGTTCCTCCGCCTTTCTTCTGACCCGCATGAGCTGGCCGCGCTGGTCGTGCCGGATTGGGATCACTGGATGTGGAGCGACCCGGCCACGCGCGCGACCGGGCGAGCGATTTTCGGCTTCTAGCCGGATTAGGGCGGTGTCCTGCGGCCCTCCAACAGCAGGCGACGATAGGAGATTGCAAATGGCTTTCGGGATACCAGGCTCAGACGGCGGCAGCAGCAGCGGCGAGTTCCTGGGCCGCATTAACGTGGACGCCCGCACCGGCTTCTGGACGATCACCAAGCGCATCCAGAAGGACGGCATGTGGACCAACGACACCACGCCGCCGTTCCAGACCCCCACGATGCTGATGGACTTCGGCAGCCTTGAGGTGGGCCATATTAAGATCGGCAGCCCGCCGGCCTTCATGCTCGTCCCGATGGGCCAGCCCATCCCGCCGCAGCCGCAGGAAATGCAGGAAGGGCGGCCGGGCGAAAAGCCGCGCAAGGCGTTCCAGCCCGGCTTCCGCATCAAGGTCATGTCGCAGAAGACGTTTGGCGACGGCGACGCCTACTATTTCAGCGCAAACAGCAAGACCGTCGTGGGGGCTGTTGAGGCGCTTTGGCTCCAGTTCTGCGCGTCGCCCGAAGCTGCGGCTGGCAAGGTGCCGGTGGTCAATGTGACCGGCTCCGCGAAGTTGAAAAAAGATACGCCGCAAGGCGCCTCGACCTTCTTCGCGCCCATCTTCGCAATCGCCCAGTGGGTGGATCGCCCGGCCGTGCTGGGCGACCGGACGGTGCCGCCGCCTGCCGCGCGTGCGGCCCAGCCCGCCGCAGCGCCCGCGCCGTCTGCGCCGCCGGCCAACCATGTCCCGCCGCCCGCTGCGGCGCCGCAGGCGGCGAGCGCGGAAGCGTTGCCGTTCTGAATTAGCCGCCGGGGGTGGGCCGAGTTTTCCAGGCCAGGACCGCCCCCGGCTTCCACCAACGCGGAACCGCGAGGGCCGTGCGTTGATGCCCGAAAGCCTACCGCCTACGCCACCAAGCCCGCAAACCGCGCTCGATTGGGCGCGGTTCTACGCCGGCCTCGGGTGGTCCGTCGTGCCCGTG